CGTGGGAAGCCATAAAGAATTTGTTGATAAGAAGGAAATGGCGGAGTAGGGCGCATACCTCTATCGTCAATTAATGGCTTAATAGTTGAACCATCAAGAATTTGTAATCCAAATAAATCGCCGCCTACTGTTGGTTGCGGCCAAATTGCCCACGCGTCAAGCACCAATATTTCTTCAAGTGCGATATTTAACCAGTCATAAAAGAGTAATCCGTTAGCCTTATCTGGTTGTTCCCAAAATGAACGAAGGCGCGCAATTTCTTCCGTATATCTTTCACGTGCCACCGACATAGCGCGAACGCGAGCGCCACCGATTTCGCTAATAAGTTTTTCTGCGCTATCTTCGGCAAGAACAATATCCCAATTTAAACCAAGTATTTTTGCCTTACTTACTTCAATACAACGGCGCAAAATATCAATTTGGTCTGCCGCAGCGCGTAGAGTTTTAAACGGAACTAATCTAGTTTCCGTAATATTAATATTTTGTGCTACTTGATATTCATAGCGGCGTGGGTCTGGTCTTCCACTTTCGGAAGGTGGATTAATTGCGCCCGGAATAATAGGCGAACCTGGTGAGAACGGAACAGTAGGCGTAATTGCGTTACGTGGCAAAGGGTCAGTTTGTCCGTAAGTTACATTTGTGCGCCCCGATATATTGCGCATTTGCTGTTCAGTTAAGGTTACCGAACCTACAGGAAGATTAGGTGCTTTCTGTAATTGTTCGGCAACCTTTTCAGCAAATCGGTCTATTAGACCCATTTATGCCCCCTAATTAACCGTGAACAACTACACGATATTGATTTGAAGTTGGTGCTACCGAGAACAATAACGTAATAGCGGTGGTAGAAGTATGTTGAACGTCGCAAATAACTTCCGCGTATGGCGAAGAATTATCATAAACGGCAACAGTTACATCTTTAGTTCCAAGATTATGTGAAACTACATAAGAAGTTGCGGTGCCATCGCCTACGTTTGCGGCATATTTCTTTACAACTACCGCAGTATCAACATCAAAGCCGCTTGCGCCAACAGTTAGACCGCCACCGCTTACAACTACGCCAGAGAAGTTTGAACCAACAAGTTGAACACCATTACTTGCGGTATAAGTTCCAGCACCAGAGAATTGCTGCCAAACAATTGCGGTTGTTCCAACAGTTACGCTAGTTGAAGTTTGAACCCAACCAGTATTGTCGTAAGAAGTTCCACCAGTAACAAATACGAAATCGCCACCTTGAATTTCGGCAGATGAATTAAAGTCAGTTGCGCGTGTTAATACCCAGTTAGTTGAAACTGAACCAGTATCGGTAACTGTATAAAGACCATTTTGTGACTGCGTTGTTTGATTCTTTACTAGAACGCGGTCAGATACTGAAAGAGTTACGCCATCAATTACTAATGCGGCTTGAGTTCCACTATTAGTAAGAGTTGCGCCTACGCCGCTAGTTCCGTTGTCGTAAGTCGCAGTTAGATTTGCGGTTGTTGCGGCAACTACCGAAGCGTGGATATGTAAACCTTCTGCTACGCCATCAACGTAGCCTTTAGTTGCGGCGTCAGTTGCGTTAGTTGGTGTAGCAAGGTTTGTAATTTTGTAGTTATTAAATGAAACATCTGCGGTTGGAGTTGCGAGCGCAGAAAGATTAATTGCGGAGTGCGCCGCGTTATCGTGCGTAGGAGTTCCGTGCGTATGGTCGGCACGTGCTACGTCTGTGCTTGAACCATTTCCGCTAGAAGCACCAAATGAAGTTTGCGCAGTTACGTTTCCAAAATCTGGCATTTCGTGGACGTGGTCTTCACGAGCAGGTGCGGTTCCAGTTCCTACTGCGCCATTAGCACCGATAGAAAGCGAAGAAGGCGTATTGTTTGTTAATGCTGGCGTTCCGTGAGTATGGTCTGCGCGAGCAAAGTTTGTGCTACTTCCATTACCACTACTTGCGCCATAAGAAGTTTGCGCAGTTACTGAACCAAAGTTATTAATTTGTGTCCAAGTAGTTCCATCATCAAAATAAAGAAGATAATTATCAGTTGCGTAGTAAAGACGACCAGCAACACCAGCCGCAGGGCGAGCCGCAAGTGTTCCAGAAATAACTTCGGATTCATTTAGAACCGATACCCAACCGCCGCCGTCGTAGTAATAAAGTTCATTGTCGCCAGTATTAAAGTAAATTTGACCTGCTTGCGGTGAAGAAGGAGCAGTGCCTAGATTTTGAATTACGGCATTTTGTAATTCGTTTTTATTAAGGTCAATAGATACTAAAAACTTACGTGCCATTATTTATCTCCTAAATCACATACGCCGTGCCTGTAAAGGCACTGGTGAAGGTTATCACCATTTGGTTTTTACTTGGGTAACTAAACGTGCCTTCACATTGTGTTCCTGCGCTATCTAGCACAACTGCGGTTGGTTCACCATTTAAATTATGGTTAATTGTCCAAACCGCACTTGAAACCGCTTGCGTATGAACGTAGAAAATCTGAGTTCCGCCCGGTCCTTGCGGTCCAACTGCGGAAACTGTGACCGTAGGGATAACGGGTTTAATTACAACTACTTCGTCAGCCATTATCTAGTCACCTCTGCAGATACGATTACTTGACCTTGCGCAACTCGTGTAACAATACCACTAAGACTTGTAATTTCAATGTCGTAGTAATACGTGCCTTCATCAATTAATCTAGTTTGATTTGCCGTTGCGTGGCAAGCAATTGTGCCAGTTAAAGCCGTAATCGCAATACCGCCATTAGAAGTATTAAGCGTTAATACTGCGTCTGGGCTAGAAGGTAATGAACGTATTTGTAGTTCAGCCGTATAACTTGTCAAATTAACTGGCGCGTAAGCAATACCACCAGATATATAAACGCCAGTTGCGCTATTCGTAACAGTAAAGTTTGACGCAGTTGCCGAAGCAACCGATACGTTTTGAAAATTATATTGGCTTGGTAATACGCCACTAATAGAAACAGTTTGTCCTGCTGTAAATCCATTAGTCGCTGTAAAAGTTACAGTTGTTCCATTACCGACCACGTTAGTAATTTCGGCTGGTTGATTATAAACAAAATTGATATACCAGTCAGCGCCTTGGTCTATTTCTACGTTATATACAACTGCCATTATTCTCCTAAAGGATTACCGCATTTAAAACAGTTTACCGCTTGCTTAGGACTTGGCATACCACATTTGCTACAAATCTTTGCCATTGCGGCAAGTGTAAGCATACTAGAACCACTTGTGTTTAATTCAGTTAATGCCCATACCAGCGCGTCAAGTCTATCTGGACTTTCATTACTTAGTGGTGTCCACTCGCACATTTGTTCTTCCAATTCTGGAAAATAACCTACGTGGTGAACTCTGCCTTGTTCATATAACGCACTAATCGGTTCGGCTCTTAATTGCTTTCCTCTGGTCGCTGTAACCTTTTGCGTAGCAACCGACCTATCTACCTGCTGTAAAGTCATAATAACCATATCGCCGCCATTGTTTGTTTCGGCAACTATTTTGTCGGCTTTATATTCGTGGTAAAGATTAACGGCTTGTCTTGCCCACGTATCTGGCGTTGCGCGTAACGATTTATCGGATAAAACGTAGTAATGCCCATCAGCCGTTAAACCAGCCGCAACAATTCCAGTTAAGTCGCTATTAACGTTACTGGTAACGGCAGGGTCAATTGCTACGACAACGCGAACTAATGGCGGACATTCTCTTACTCGCGCCGCTTCAATTAGTTCTCTTGTCCATAATGCGCCTTCCACGTTATCTAATATTTCGCCGTATAACTCTTGCCGACCTAATCGTGTATTTTCGTAACGTAATCTAAGTTCCGCGAGCGCACTTGCCGCTAAGTTATCTGCGTTATCAAAAGTTGAACCACGCACGACACGAACGCCGTCACGAGATATTAAATCCTTAATTAACTTTGTCGGGCGTGGCGTAGTAGTAACAATAGTTTGTGGATATTCGCCTAAACGTAATCCAAATTGATACTGGTCCCACGCGTCTGGATATTTAAATGCCGCTAACTCGTCAAACCAGCCGCCGTGAAATTGCGGTCCACGAAAGCGGTCAGGTTCTTCACCACTAAATAACTTAATACGGCTTCCATTAGTTAAAAAGATTTCTCCGATACTGCGGTTGTAATCTTTAAGTGTTCCGTATTCTTTTAGTATTTGAATAATGCCAGATACGCCTTCCGCGCACGTATCTCTTACATCTGAATAGGTTGGTGCGGCAATAGCCCAACGTGTGCGTGGATTACTGCTGGCTTGCCACGCCAACCATTCAGCCGCAGTTCGGGTCTTCCCAGCACCGCGACCTGCTAAATACAACCATACCAACCACGATTTATCTTCAGTTGGAACTTGTTCCGTTCTCGCTAACTGGCGTGTCCAGCGCACGTGTCGGCTGGCTATCAAGGAGAGCGACAAGTCGCTTGACCTCTGCGTCAATGGTGTCGTAGTCATAATGCGTTACCTCTAACTGCGTTTT